GCAATGGCAGAAGCACTTGGAAAAGCAGATCTTAAAATCTTAGCTAACTCTGGTGATGTTCAATCAGGAATGAATTCTTTCGCCGATATCTTATCTTCTAAAGGAGGATCTCAGCTTAATGGATTTATTGAATCATTGAAACAATCAGAAGAAGGTAAAGGATTACTTGATATGCTGAATAAATTCACAGCTGGAAAATAAGCTTAGAATAAATTAGATAATAGAATCCCCGTTATATTTATGACGGGGATTTTTTATGCATTAAACTTTTTAAGTATAATATAAGTATGACAAACATCAAATCTATACTCGACGAAATTGCAAATGAACCTGGATCAAATGCAAAAATGGATATTCTTAGGAGTTATTCAGATAACGACCTCTTAAAAAGAGTTCTTTATATGGCAAAAAGTCCAAGGCTTAAATATTACATTAAGCAACTTCCAGAATATACTCCACTTCAAGGAACATCTGTAATGTTGCTAGAATCGTGTTTAGATCAATTGATGGAACAGTTCACGACTAGAATCGTTACTGGAAATGAAGCTAAGGCTAAACTTAGTATAATGCTAGAGAATTTACACCCAAATGATTCTTATGTTCTTAAAAGAATTATTGAAAAGGATCTAAAAATTGGAATGGGAACTTCTAATATTAATAAAGTATTTAAAGACCTAATTGAAAAGACTCCTTATATGGGAGCAAAGTCATTCAGTGAAAAGCTAGCAAAAGAAATATTCAACCCTAAAACAAAGGGAGCTCAGAAAGAATCTAGAATGGCGTACAGTCAAGTTAAGATAGATGGTAGATATTGTAATGCAATTATAGAAGGAGGTGTAGCATATTTAGAATCTAGATCCGGAGAAACTACATTACTTACGGATTCAAGATTAGAGGGTGAATTAGGTCAATTTGATGATTGTGTATTAAATGGAGAATTAACTATTCCAGGATATGATAGAAACACTGCAAATGGAATTGTGAATTCGATTATTGGAATTGCAACTAAACTTCAAGATGGTGTTGATACAACAGATGAGAGAAATCACCTGTTTGAAAGATACAATAAAAAATACGAAGAATTACGTGATAAGATTGTTTATACAGTCTGGGATAGAATTGATTTAGAGGACTATGAAGACAAAAAATCACCAGTTCCATATAATGATCGTCTTGGTAGATTAATGAAAGAGTTTGTTTCAAATCAAGATAATGACATTCAATGTATTGAACTAGTTGAAATGAAATTAGTTAAATCATATACGGAAGCAATGGAACACTTTATTGATGCGTTGAATAGAGGATTAGAAGGAACTATACTTAAGTCCTTAGATGGTGCCTGGAAGAACGGTAAACCTAACTGGCAGATCAAAATGAAACTTGAAATAATGATCGATATGAGAGTTATCAAGTGCAACTATGGAACTGAAGGGTCTAAGAATGAAAATCTAATTTCTTCATTAACTGTCCAATCATCATGTGGTAAAGTAATAACTAAACCTACTGGAATAAAAGAAAAAGACATGAAATACATTACAGCTAACCAGGATGCTGTGATGGACAGTATTGTTGAAATGAAGTGTTGCGGTCTTTCACACGATAGAGATGGGAACTATTCTACACTTCATCCAGTATTCGAATGCATTAGAGATGACAAGGATGAAGCCGACTCATTCGAGCAAATTCAAGAAATTGAAAGTATGGCAAAATCTTTATCATAATTTTAAAACTTCTTGTGTTTTTCAAGTAAAATATCTTGAACATTAATTATTAATTAAACAAAACACAATGAAGTATTACATGGCGAGAATACAGTTCGAAACAATCAATGATCAGAACGGCCGTATTCAAAAAACAAAGGAAAATTATTTAGTTGAAGCTCATAGCGTATCAGACGTTGAGGAAAAACTAAACGAGCAATTCAAAGAAGGAATGTCGGAGATGTCAGTTATCAAAGTTGACGAATCTAATATTATGGGAATTATTAAATAATTGAACTATGGGAATGATGCCAACAAAAGCAGCTGAAGATATCTACTCTATGTTAACAAGATATGTCGAGGCAAGTCCACGCTATATTAGTAGCGAATTATTTATCTATAATTTCGGATGTGTTCCAAATGGATATAATAAATTCAGATTGAATTGTATGGACGGAAAACGTAGAACCTTTATTAAAGACGGAGATGACTTTCGATTAGAGGGTCCAGGAAGTTCAAAGGTAAACTCAATAATTAAAAAAATTCTATTGGATGCTAATACTCCAAAGGAAGTAGAAGGTCTTAGCTTAAATGCAGTTTAAGGTTCCAATAGAAAAAGGAGATGATTTTCCAATGATATTTTTCGAGTTTTTCGCAGGACAATTGCAACAACTCTTAGTAGAATATCAAAAGTGGCCAAACAAAGTTACATTCTTAGGTCGAATGGGAAAAGAGTTATTCGATATAATACAAGAAAAAGAATGGGATTTCAATAAATTTAACTTATCCCACACTACGACTGGAGTCGAAAAGATATTAATCGAATATGATAAACCATTAGATGAGATTGAAGAATCAGGTTATTTAAAAGGAGATTCACTACATGGTCAAACTATGAAAGGTATTCCTGGAAGCGATACAATTGGTAAACTTAAAGATCATGCGTTAAACACAAGCTTTAGAATAGAGCGTAAGGTTAGACCTAAGATTGAAATCAAATTAATAAGATAAAAAGTCCCTCTATATGAGGGACTTTTTTGTTTATATACATTTTGAATAAAAAGAAGAGTTTTTGTCTGATAAATAATAAAAATGCCGACAAAAAACTTCAACAACATGAATTTAAATAATTATGTAAAAGGATTCAATAGCTTTAATGAGCAGGTAGCTATCAACGAAATGGCTAGTTCATTAACCAAATTGGGAGTTCCTAAAAATTTAATGCAGTTTATTCACAAGCTGAGTGGAAAAATCCACACAATGAGTCAAAGTGGAGATGCACAAGTAGATCCTAGCACCGGGAGAGAAACATCAAAGTTTCACACTCGTAAACAACCATTTAAAGCAAAGGGAGGACCTTGGCCAGAACGTGAAGATGTACCATTATCTCACGATGTTGACGTCATAGGAACTAAAACCGGAAAGAATAATATTTATCACTACCTAACTGAGTTATTAGATTCAAGAAAGGATGCTGGTATTAGACTTATTTTAGTTAATCCTAATGAAGATCAAATACATTATGTTACTCGTAAAACTGGTAAAATGAGCAAAGCTCAATTAGCAGCAGCTGGTATATATGATGAACCTAATAATTCTGCAACAAACCAAGCACGTGAGCGAGGAACTTCAAATAAGAGAGGATTATATATGAGAGTTGTTACTCTTGATGGAGATTCAGGAGAGCCTATTTCTGCATGGGAAGGTACAATTGGTCAAATGGCTGATGATATGGATAATGATTCAGTATTATACATCATGGAAACAGAAGATAGAGTAAGAACTAAGAGAAAAACTAGAACTAAACGTAAAGAAGTTACAGCAGATCAATTTATAGAATATTTCTTAAGGAACTTTAAAGATATAGCAGCTAAATTCGTAAACGCTACGACTGATAAAAAATCAGAAGAGTATAAAGAACTATTGTCGACAGTAACTCCTGCTGAATTTAAGGAAATGTCAACAATACATTACGTTAATAGTGATACTCCGGCTGGACAAAAGAAATCTAAGTTAGAACAACTTGCTGCAGAAATAGAAAGTGGAGCAATGGACGAAGCCGCTATTAAGCCAGAATTAGATACTTTCTTAAAGAAGGCAATGGAAGAAGGAGAATATTCTCCAATGGACGATTCTTATTCAGGAAGACAAAAAGCTAGTCTATCACATATGACAGAAGTTCATACAATGCCAGTAGTTGCTTCGATGTTCTTACAACATGTAGCACTAGGAAAAGTTTACAAGAAATTCTACACAGATGATCCTTTCAAGGAACTAGGAATTGATGATTTACTTTTTGATATGTAAACACTAATTAATATACACAAAAAAGAGAGACATTTGTCTCTCTTTTTTTTTTGAGTTAATTATAAAACTAAGCTTTATCACTCTTAGTCTTTTGATCAGCTTCATCCTGTACTCCTTTTATAGCAGTATATGCGGAAATAAATTTACCACCAAATACATAACCTCCAAATAGAGTCATAGCATATTCTAATGCTTCTAGAATAATTTTGAATTTATCTAGTTCGATTTCCAATTTAGGATATATTCCTGCAAATGTCAGAATTCCTAACGTTAGATAATACGCTATAATTGACCATAATAAATACACTCGGCCTTGTGAGTATTTACCTCTTTCCTGTAAGATATCCTTAAATATCTTAAAGTAGTTCTTTTTATTCTCTCCCATTTCTCATTGGATTTTTTATTATTTATCATTATAAAGATCACTCAGATCCCATCTAATGCATCTTAAATTTTAATTGATTGAATTATTGTGGTATATTAAATATGTAACCAAAACATTCCCCATGAAGCTAATAACAACAATTTTCTTACTTTTAATCTCTACTTTAGGATTATCTCAAACATTTAACACAGATTCAATCAAATCTGATATAGTGGAAGAGTTCTCTACTCATTTAGAATCCATTGGAATAGATAGTCCACTTAATATAGAGTGTGTAAGTGATGCTGCTGATTTTCATGCACGATATATGGCCATAAATAAAATAGCAGGTCATACTCAATCTCTTAATGATATTGGAGATACTATAATTGTTGATTTTACGGATAGAGGATATTTTTATTGTGATACATCATACAATACAACTGCTGAAATAGCAGGATTTGATTTCTTTAAAGATAGCAATGATTTTTTAATAAACGGACCTAATCGTATTCTTAATAATTTTTTAGAATCACCAGATCATAAGTTAATATTAGAAGAATATCATACTTACTATGGAATTGGATTATCTATTACGGTAAACGATGAGACTGGAGAAATTACTGCATATTATGTAATTAATTACGGAGAAAAAGTTAAACTTGGAAATAGTAGATATCCTGCTGATTTTAGTATTAATAAAGACGCAGAATCTAAATATAGAGGTCAATTTGATGTTGATCGCATAATTATTAGATAAAAAAAATCCTGATGAAAATCAGGATTTTTTAATTTATAATGATTAGATTAGTTTCTACTTGGTCCTCCTCGTTTTCCTCTATATCCAGCGAATCCAAATTGGTTTCTATTTCCACCTTTTCCTCTTGATCCTCCTGCGAAGAATCCTTTTCCTCCTTTTTTAAGAATGATATTTCTAGGTTGTCCTATTCCTAGGAATGATTTATTTCGCTTTTTAGCAGCTTCTAAATTAACTAATGTAATTCCAAATCTACCAATATCAAAATTAAGCATCTCTATTTTTTTAATTTCTCCTGGAACAGTTTCTTTAGTTTCACCTAATCCTCCAACAGTAACTTTAAAATATTGACCGGGAGTATCTGTACCAGGTTCATCGTTCTTTCCTCCTGTATCACTTACTCTCCATTCAATAGATACCTTAGCGTCTTTACTTGCTATTCCACGCTTGATACCCTCTGCTTTAACAGCAGCAGCTATAATTTCACCACGTTTAAATGCTAGTTTTTTATTTTTAGATGAAGGTTCATTTAATTCGTCAATATCTTTTCCCTTAAAAGGTTCAGATTTATATTCTCCGTCTTCTATTAATATAGTTCCATCAAGCTTATGAGTTGCTGGAACCTTTCCACCCCAATAATTACTTGCAGAAGATACTACATTAATTTTTGTAAACTGTTTATCTCCAGAGTCTTTTAACTGTTTTTCGATACTATCAACTAATTCCGTAACAATATCACTATTTTTTAGTTTATATTTTCCAACTTCAAATGCCTTGTCGTCAGATGACTTTGCAGCAATTTTTTTAATCTCAGTTGTTTCTTTTTTAATTACTTCTATTTTAGTATTCTCAGATACGTCTAATAATCCATGTAGTATTACCTGATTAGATGATACTGATGTAGAAGATATATCATCTATTAATACATAAACTAATCTATCGTCATATTTTAGACCCATGCTTTTTTTAAGATTAGAGGATGCTACTTGACGACTTAATGTTTTAAATCCTCCCTTGAATCCATTTGCTATATTATGGTTGTTTACTGTGTCTAATAAATCTTCAATATATCCATATTTGATAGTTGCACCCTTATCATTCGAATAAGCAATTTCATGTTTTTCATTAACACTGACTGAATTCAAATTTATTTTATATGGCTTAGGAGATTGTCTCTTTACTCTAAATTCCCATTGCTCCCAGTCTTTATCCCATCTTTTAATAAGCTTCTTAGATGCGTTTGTAAATGATGTCTCTAAGGAAGCAGCTTGGCTCGCAGTTAAATAATTAAATGTTCCAGATACGACTTTCTCATTATATGCCTTAGTGCTTCCTAAATATTCAGCAATGTCCGCTGTTAATACTTCAGATATGCTTGGAACTTCTCCTCCTGATGTTGGAGTATTCTGCGAAGCATTTGTATTATCCTGCTCCAACATCTTCCAATCTTCAAATGAATTTCTAGCATATTTGCTATTTTCATCAATCGATGAGTTCCATTTTTTAAAGTTTAAAACATTACCCATAATATATAGTGTTTCTTTTTGTTATTTATCAATTGAAATAAGTAAAATTATTACATATGAAACAGTTTAAGATATCAGAAAGATTTACCATGCGAAACGATAGTATCACTAGATACTTAAATGAAGTCAGCAGTATTCCAATGTTAACTGCAGACGAAGAGCATGAAGTGGCAGTACGAGCAGCTAAGGGAGACGAAGAAGCGATCAATAAATTAGTATTATCTAATCTAAGATTCGTAGTAAGTGTCGCCAAAATGTATCAAGGAAATAATGTGACTAAGTTATCAGATCTAATCAATGAGGGAAATGCAGGTTTAGTTGAAGCAGCCCATTCATTTGATCCGACTACAGGATTTAAGTTTATTTCATATGCAGTTTGGTATATTAGAAAGGATATGTTGAAGTATCTAACTAATTACTCTAGAACAATACGTGTTCCTTTAAATAAAGTTCAATCTATTAAAAAGATGAATGAAATAGAATCAGAATTAATGGGAAAACTTAATCGTAATCTTACTAATGATGAAGTGATTGACGCGTATATGGAATGGCACGTGACTAATAAAGGAGGTAAGACTAAGAAAGATGAATTGTTATTAGCTAGGCAAGCAGACACTGGAGTAACTGCTCTTGAAAGTCCTTTCGTTGAAACTGATGAATCTTCACTTAGTCCAATTAACGTTATAAATGGTGATTCAAAAGGAACTGATCACTTAGCAATATCAACTAGTACTAGTGAGATGTTGATTCCATATATCGAAAAATTACCTTCAGGTATAGATAAGGAAATAATCCTTTTTAGATTCGGATTTAAGAACGGAGGCCAAATGATGTCATTTGGAGAAATCGGAGATAGACTTGGATATACAGCTGAACGAATCCGTCAAAGATATAAGAAATCAATACGACAAATGAGTCACTTCATGAGAAGAGATAATGCAACAATAGATAAATTCATTTAATATGTTTGAGAAAGTAGAAATAAAAGATATGCAAACTTTGTGTATCGACATGGCAGATACCTATGTGACAGTAGTATATGCCGGAACAGTAGATCATATCAAGAGATTTATTATGTCAGTAATATCAATTACCGAAGGTGGAGCAGATTTAAAAAGTTCACTTCACACGATTGATGAAATAAGAGAACGATTACATGATCTTACTATTGGTCGTCCAAATGAGACGATCGATAAATTCCTAAAATTCAAATGAGAAAAGTAGCCTTTGATTTCGATAGTACATTAGATAGAGAATCTATTCAAAGATATGCTGCTGAATTAATGGTACGAGGATATGAAGTCTGGATAGTTACATCTAGGCCTGAAAAGTTCGAAGACGGAGTATGGCGCAATTTTACTCCAGACAATGATGATCTATTTAAAGTGGCAAATGAACTTGGGATTCCAAGAGAAAGAATTCATTTTACGGGATATCTATTAAAAGAAACCTTTTTAAAGGGAAAAGGATTTGTATTCCTATTAGACGACGATTATGTTGAACTTAGACATACTAATAAATATACTAAATGTGTTGCAGTAGGATCTCTATCAAGTTCATGGAAAGTTAAGTGCGAAAGAGTACTTAATAAAGAAAATGATTGGGATAAATTATACACAAGTCTTAGAAATATTGAGAAAGTTCCACATGGAGAGATCAAAACTAAGAGACAATGGATGGAAATAATAAATACTTCCGATATTAAATTTGAACGCCTGGTTGACACCGGGATATGGTTTAAATAAAAAATGAATTTTTTTTTGAAATAAATTGAAACTTTATTGTATATTTACATTATAAGATTATAAATAAACAAATAACGGTAAGTTATATCGTTCTTTTTAAAAAACAAAAAACTAACTTCAATGTTAACAACAACAACAAAAATATCGACAATGTATCATCAACCGATTCCGGTTAATGGAGCAGATTATGGCTTTAATGCCTTTAATCAAGTGCAAGGATGGGCCGATATTAAGGAACCAATTTCCAGTTCGAGTTAATGTAAAAAGATAGATTACTATATTTTTAAAAAGCTCGAATTTATAATTCGAGCTTTTTTTGTATATAACAAATAATAAATGCGGCTTAAGCTAACCTGGTGGAAGCGAAAGACTGAAAATCTTTAGGGATTGGTTCGAAACCAATAAGTCGCACAACAAAAAAGAAAACGTTCTTTACATAATTAATTTATACACATGGGTGTAGTTCAGTTGGTAGAATACCGGTCTCCAAAACCGACGGTCGTAGGTTCGATCCCTACCGCCCATGCCATTGGTCACTTTTTGCACATGACATAGAATAAATAAAACGACCAATATCTTATCTGGAAAGTATTACATAGGTATGCATTCCACAGATAATATAGACGATGGATATTTAGGATCTGGAAAGAGACTAAGATATTCAATTAATAAATACGGAAAGGATAATCATTCAAGGGAAATACTTGAATTTTTAGACTCTCGAAAAGAATTAAAAGATAGAGAAAAAGAAATAGTAAATCTAAACGAGATTGCTAAAATTGAATGTATGAATCTTAAAGTCGGAGGAGAAGGTGGAAACTCTGGACCTAATGGAGAAGTAATTGGAGGAGATAAATTTAAAGGAGCCCATGAGTATTGGAAATATCCTGAAAATAAAATTAGAATGTCCAAGATTGCATCGGATTCTCTAATTGAACGATGGAAGGATCCTAAATTCAAAGAATCTAGATTGAAAGATATAGATTGGACGGGTAGGAAACATACAGAAGACGCTAAACAGAAGATGAGTGATTCTTCGAATAATAAAGGAGTTAACAACTCTCAATTTGGAACATGCTGGATTTATAACGATAATGAAAGTAAGAAAATAAAAAAGAAGACCTAGATTCATTTATTAATAATGGATGGAATAGAGGAAGAAAATTGAAATTTTAAAACTTAAAATGGGGGTGTAGCTAAACTGGCTTAGCACCACGTTTGCAACGTGACGTATGCGGGTTCGAGCCCCGTCGCTTCCACCATTTAAAAGTTCTTTGACATCTTGGTTATTATCTCTCAGAATAGTGGAAAAATTCACAATCATGTTCTATACTAAAGCGGCCACGCTTCATCCGAAGAAAACGCAATTAGAACAAACATTGATTGCTCTTTAGTGAAATGGTATCACGTATGACTGTTAATCATTTATTCTGGGTTCGAATCCCAGGAGAGCAGCACAGCTTACAGCTTTTAACTTGAGCTTCTTAATAAAAGTAAAGAGGTATGAATGACGTAGAATATAAATGCAATGAATGTGGTAAAACATTCGAAAACGGTCAAAAACTAGGTGGACATAAAAGTTCACATAATAGAGGAGAATCATTTAGATTAAAAAGACAAACTGAAAAATCTAAATTGAGACGAGAAAAAAGCAAGAGACCTCATCATTGTAAATTCTGTAATAAGGAATTTGAAACTGGTCCTAAATTAGGAAGTCATGTTAGAATGTGTAAGTTAAATCCTAATTACTCCAAAATTATAAGTAGTCTTAGTAAAGCTAATACTGGTAAATCTCCAAGTGAAGCTACAAAATTAAATTTAAGTGAATCTATGAAACTTGCGCATGCTGAAGGTAGAGCATGGAATATAGGTCAATCTAGGTGGAATAACAAACCGTCATATCCTGAATTATTTTTTATTAAAGTTATTGAAAATGAATTTAAAGATAAGGAATATATTAGAGAATATCCATTTAGTAAATACTCTATAGACTTTGCATGGGTACATTTGAATAAGGCAATTGAAATAGACGGAAGTCAACATGAAAGATTTAAAGAATATAAAGATCGTGACAAATTAAAGGATAAACTACTGATAAAAAATGGATGGTCAATTCTAAGAATTAAATGGAAAGATATGTATAATGATCCTAAGAAATTTATTAAAATAGCAAAGGATTTTATACAAAAATAATACAATATCCCTTAGCGCCGAAGTTGGAGAGTCGGGGCAGTCTGTAACACTGTTGGCTATGCCTGAGTAGGTTCGATTCCTACCTGGGGGACTTAATATGTTGCTATCGTCTAACGGCTAGGACCTATGGTTTTCATCCATAAAATCGGAGTTCGATTCTCCGTAGCAATGCAATATGACTCGGTAGCTTAGTTGGTTTAAAGCTTCTGACTTTTAATCAGAAGATCGTGGGTTCGAATCCCACCCGAGTCACTGTGTCGGTAGTGTAATGGCTTAACACTCTAGTTTGTGGTACTAGCAATGCGAGTTCGATTCTCGTCTGACACCCCATTATTACAATGTCCTATGGTGTAATTGGCAACACGTCGGTTTTTGGTACCGAAGAGTCCAGGTTCGAGCCCTGGTTGGACAACAAAAAGAGAGAAACATTTGCAGAAATATTAAGTGAACCATATCACGAATATTATTGGAAATCTATATAACGAACTCAACGTATCAACGCAAAGGCTAAGACAAACCGTGAGCTAATGAAAGGGTAGACAGGCGGAAAGCAAGGAGTATAGAAAGTATAATAATAGGAAGGATATAAAGTACCTTAGTAGAGTATGCCGTGTGGATGATAATAGTATAGCTCAGTTGGCAGAGCAGGGACATCATTTGCGTTTTAAACCCCGTGTCGGAGGTTCGAGTCCTTCTATTATAATTATGAAGCACGTTAAAATTATACGGTTCCGCAGTCCAGTCCGGAGTGGACGCCTCCCTGTCACGGAGGAGATCGAGGGTTCGAATCCCTTCGGAACCGCATTTAATTATCGATAGTTTAATGGTTAAGTAATAGTAAGTAAAATAAGTAGACATCAAAGATCTAATGTTAAAAGGTTTATCGAAATTACAACAGTTTAGAACATGGGCCAGTGGGGCCTAAGATGCAGTATCAATTCTGCAAAGATAATTAATAATTCGTTAACCTAATAATTCAGTGATTAACCGAAGTAGAGTATTAAATAAAACAAATAAAGGAGAAACAATGAAGCGATTAATCGTAAGAATTATGAAAGTAATTAATGAAGGAGGAATATTTTTTCCACCACACAAGTAAACCAATCGGGACGTAGAGGAGTCCGGTTTATCTCGCTTGCTTTGGGAGCAAGATCACGGGGGTTCGAATCCCCCCGTCCCGACACTAATTTTATCACAGATATTTAACACAAGCAGGATGTAGCTTAATGGCTTAAAGCATCACACTTCCAATGTGAGGACGGGGTTCGATTCCCACATTCTGCTCACCGGGCGCCCGAGTTAGGTCAAAGAGAGTAAGCACTCTGATAAACCCTGGGACGCTACCGCCCGAAACTTTTAATAGAAATAAAGTATTAGATAACATGACAGACACTGAATTATCTAAAGTTATAAAGAATGCTGAATTTCTTGGAAGATCTAGAATTGATGGACATCCAATGTATAAAGCTTGGATTGGAAAAAATCCAAAAACTAAAGGACTTGACACTTTTAATATTAAATATGACGAATCTAATAAAACTCATAGTATAATTAAAGAAATCGATTATGTTAGAGGATATCAAGATACACACATGGATTAGTATCAGATGGAATAGTCAGTCCAGCAACTATTAGAGTTGCACGATATAGAAATGACGATATTATTTAAGAATTTGGGACCGGTATACTCAATTCGGTAGTGAGGCAATTGTGATGGAGATCCTTTGCCCTCCCAAACCATGGCGAGGTAGCTTAGTTGGTTAGAGCGCAGGATTCATAACCCTGAGGTCGGGAGTTCAATTCTCCCTCTCGCTACATAGCGAATAGACAATATATTGTCCCGACAATACTAAAAAGTATTAGAATAGACAATATATTGTCCCAAAAATACATTGCGGGGTAGAGCAGTTGGTAGCTCGTTAGGCTCATAACCTAGAGGTCGTCCGTTCGAGTCGGGCCCCCGCTACACATGCCGGACGATACCCATGTTTATCCATGGGCCGGCGCCAATTAGTTATGTAAGTCCAGGTAACCGCCCGGCTTTAACACAATTATCATTAAGAGGATTAGTATATTCTTCCTTCATAAATCCAAACCGGTGGTCCCAGGTTCGAATCCTGGTCACTTCTTCGGAAGTGGTAGCTCAGTTGGCAGAGCTCCGGTCTCATAATAGAATATGCACTTACCTCTTTATTTTATACGAGTATAGCTCAGTTGGTTAGAGCGCAACACTGATAATGTTGAGGTCGCAAGTTCAAATCTTGCTATTCGTACCATGAGGATTAGAAACTTCTTCCTTCTTTTTATTGGTTCGATTCCAATAAGGACCGCGACAACCGGTCTTTAGGTTAACCTAGAAATTTCGCTTACCTCATAATTTAGTCCGATAGCTCAGCAGGTTAGAGCGATTGTTTTACATGCAATAGGTCCACGGTTCGAATCCGTGTCGGACTACTAGAAATAATAACCAAGATGACGTAGACTTATAAATAATAAAAAATAATGAGACGTGACTATTTTAGTATTAAACGCAGATTCACAGCCATTAAATGTTACTTCGCTTCAAAGAGGGTTCAACCTTGTATGGAAGGGTAAAGCTGAGGTTGTTAAATATGACGCAGATTCTCCTATTGAATCTTCTGTTGGAACGTTTAAGCGTCCTCTCGTTATTAGATTAATCAGATTCGTTTACATTCCATTTAAGAAAGTATCACTATCACGTCAAAACATCTTTAGAAGAGACGGACATAAATGTGGTTACTGTAGATCAAGTAAAGATCTTACGATTGATCACATCTACCCAAAATCTAAAGGGGGTAAAAACAGTTGGAAAAATCTTGTTACATGTTGTAAAAAATGTAACTGTAAAAAAGATAATATGACAACTAAAGAGGCAGGTATGAAATTACTCATAAAGGCATACCGACCAACATTTACACAGTTTATAGATGGGATGAATCATGGTAATAGAAAAACATGGTCAGAGTACCTCTTATAAATTTTTTGAAAAATATGAAACTTTGACTGTAACATATGTATAATATATTTGTTACGAAATTAACAACAAAGTTCATTAACATATTAAAATTGGATTAGCGAGTAACTTACTTCTAAATATATACTTGAAACATAAACATAGTTGTTCCATTTCCCAATTTTAACTTACTTAAGCGGATTAAAAGTGGCTTCCTTCTTTAACAATTTGGATGTACTATAGTCACTTTAATTTCCGCTTTTTTATAAAACATTAAAAATTAAATAACGTCATGAACAAAAGAATTAAAACAATCGGATTAACAAGAGCTAAACTTCTAGCAGTAGCACCGAATGCTAAAGTAACTCCAACGCTAAGAGCAATGTTTCTTGGTGAACTTGCACAATTGGGATATAAAATTAGCAACCCAGAGTTATTCAACGATTCTATTTTAGAAGACTTCGATTCTATTATCGAGACTCTTACTAAAATGAAAGGTGGAGACGTTAAATACGTACCATTATTTGCAGGATTCCCACATGCTGCTCCAGAAGACGAAGACATCTTAATATCTCAATTAAGTAAGATCATGTTCGAGTATGGACTTGATGAAGATTTAGAATGGATCAAAGAAGTTGAAGAGCATGATGGACTAGTTTCATCTAGACCTCAAACTGATGAAGAATTAACTGAGGGAATTGCTGACCAAGATTCAAGAGAATCAGATACACATACAGTGTGGACGATGATCAGCCTTTCTAACAATATTGACGGAGACGTGAGAAAATTCTTAGCTAACAACTTGTATGCTAAGTCGTCTATTAAAGAAACATTGAAAGATGATATTGATTTCTTAATTAACCACTACGGTTTAGAGTTCTTGGATTCTAATAAAGTAGTATTTAAAGAGATCAAGTCATATGTGATGAATTACTTATGGGCTAAAAAGGATTTTACATCACTTGAGAAATACATTGCGACTCCAACAGATATTTTAAGAATGTTTGCTGCGATCACGGATTCAGATGTTTCTTTATCTGAGAATATCAAATTCCCAAAAATGTCAAGACCACAAAGAAGATTTGTACTTGAGAACATTGAAAAATGCTCAAACATTGCGGAGAACTTGAATACATATAAAGGACTTTGGTTAACACTTGGGAGATTCATTCACCCAGGAGAACACAAAGCTAAATTCCCAAAAACGTTTAAAGCATTCGATACGTTGAGAAACGATAAAGTTGCTACGTTCAACGGGATCTTAGAAAAAGCAATCCAAGCGAGAGATTTAACTGGAGTATTATCTCTAGTATCTAAAAGACCAGGAGTATTCGGAAGAAAACTTCACGAGATTTTAGATGTATTCTCTAACAAAACTGGAGTAGTTGATGGATTCGCCGAAGTTGCTGACCAATTAGAATTAAAGAATCTATTGGTTCTTGAGAAATACTTCTCGACTATTAATGAATCTGATTTCAGAACTGTTATTAACAAAAGAGGAAAAGTAATTGTATTCCCTAACGATAAGAAAGGGAGTCTTACTGCTGAAAGATTAGAGAAATTGAATGATGCTATTAAAGCTGCAATCGTTTCAAAGATCTCTGCTGAACCTTTAAAGTTCGAAGATGAAACTAAAGTGTGGATTGACCCAGAGTTAAGAAACTATGTAGTTCCATTATCAATGAGAAAGCAATCTGACGGATTGATGAATATTTCAAGAGGAACTAGAATTAAATTCGATGCTTCAAAAACATTGAGATTATTCAACTACTGGAAGCAAAGTGAAAGATCAACTGATTTTGACACATCATTAATCTCATTCGATAAAGACATGAACTATAAAGGACATGTTTCTTACACTAACCTATCAGCAGGAGGAATCAAACACTCTGGAGATATTACATCTGCACCAATGGGAGCAAGTGAATTTATCGACATTGATATGACTAAACTTGAAAAAGGTACTAAGTACTTAGGAATTCAAGTATATGTTTACTCAGGAGAAGGATTTAATCAAGTTGAAACATCATATGCAGGTTGGATGATTAGAGATAATGCGGATGCAAGTAGAAAATCATTCGATATCAAAACTGTTGCTAATAAATTCAACATGGTTGGTAAAGGTAAGTATGCGATCCCAATGATTGTAGACGTTGAGAAACAAGAGATTGTATTCGTAGACATCTTTATGAATGGTGAGAGTTCAATGAATCGAGTTGAAGGAGCAGTTAATGATGTATCAACAGTTGCTAGAGAAATCGTGAAAATGGTAGATACAAAACCAAACATGCTCGACTTAATTACTTACCAAGTGAATGCATCTAATGCTACACTAGTAGAAACAAAAGAAGAAGCTACGATCACATACGGGATCACTGGATGCACGCACTCAGTTGATAGAGTAGATGAAATATTAGCAGAATTAATCTAATACCTAGGGAACCTGAAATGTCAGGTTCCCTTTTTTATATACGTTCTTTGATAAATAAATGAAATTAAGAGGATTAGGAATTGCTTCCATCTACAATTTAGCGGTTTCGGCCGCATTACAGATCAATCGGGGTCTCTTAGGAGATGCCCGATTAAAATTAGTAATTCCA